TACAGCCACGGAATCCCTCGCCGCTACGTCGACGCCATCGGCGACGAGATCCTCCGGCACCACCCCACGATCACCCTCGGCACCGATGACGAGGCCAACGCCAACGATCTGATCGCCGGGTTCGAAGAGTTCCTGAAGGCGACGCAGTTTCACCACGCCCTGGCCGAGGTCGTCAAGCTCCAGCGTCTCTACGGTGGCGCCGGCCTGGTCCTGCTGATCGACGACGGCCTTGACCCAGCCGAGCCTGTCGAGCCTGAGCGCATCCGCGCCATCCGTGGCTACGTGCCCCTATCCCGTCACGAGCTGATCCCCGAGGACTTCTCGATCACCGATTACTCGAAGCCCTCGCACTACCGGATCACCACCAGCCAGCGCCTGACCCCCGACCAGCAGGGCTCCTACGTCAACGTCCGCATCCACAGCAGCCGGATCGCCCGCTTCGACGGCCTGTACCTGCCCTGGAACGTCCGCGTCCGCAACACCGGCTGGGGCCAATCCGTCCTCCAGCTGATCTGGGAGGCGTACAAGCGCTACGAGTCGGCAATGGCCGGCCTGGAGTCGATGACGACGGACGCCGACCTGTTCGTCCACAAGATCCCCGGTCTGTTCCAGCGCATCGCTTCCGGCAACGAGGGCGATCTGCGCAAACGCCTCGAAGCCAACAGCCTCAGCCGCTCCGTCTACGGCGGCATGGTCGTCGACGTGGAAGAGGACCTGCAGTTCCTCAACCGCGCCCTGAGCAACATCGCCTCCGCCACGGATCCCTTCATCAAGGACCTCCAAGCCGCCACTGGCTGGCCGGCCTCGATCCTGATGGGCGACTCCCCCGGTGGCCTCGGCAAAGAGGGTCGCTTCGAGGAGCGGGTCTGGGCCTCCCTGGTCGAGCAGTGGCAGGAGGTCTACTGCCGCACCCCGATCACCGAAGTCTTCCAGTACATCTTCCTCTCCAAGGAAGGTCCCACCCGAGGCCGTGCCCCGCGTTCCTGGACGGTCCACTTCCCCAACGTCTTCACGCAGACCGAAGCCGAGGACGCCGCCCTGCGCCTGCAAATGGCCCAGGTCGACGCCCAGTACATCAACCTCGGTGTGCTGAACCCGCTGGAAGTGCGCGAAGCCCGTTTCGGCGGTACCGAATACACCCTGGAGACGACGCTCAACCCGGCGGTCACCGAGCAGCTGATCGCGACCACGGACGCCCAGTTCCAGAGCCAGATGATGGGCTACGAGGCGCAGGCTCAGGCCGCTCTCGTCCCGCCCGAGCAGCCCGCTGCTGAACAGGAAGACCCCGAAGAACCCGAGGACGACGCCCCGCAACCCAGCCCAACCGCCAAGACCGACGCCTTCGACCGCTACGAAGCCCAGGGCCTACGTATCCACGTAACGCACCGCAGCGGTGACATCCGCGCTGGTTACCTCGTCGGTCCCGATGGCCAGCGCACCGATGCCAGCAGCTCGGCCCCGCTGATGATCTTCGGGCCCAATCGCACCCGGGCCTACAAGCTCTACCGAGCCCGCTTCGCCTGCGACGGCGCCCTCGTCGACGGGCCCTACGCCACCGGCTTCGCCTCAATGCGCGCCGCCCGCAGCGCCGTGGCGACTTTCTTCCCTCGGCAGACTGTGGCAGGGCTCTCCCCTGTCCCCGAGGGCGAACTCGAAGCACTTCGTGCCGGTTGGGAGGCGTACTGATGGACAGCCAAGAGCAATCCACCATCCGCACCGCGGCTTACCTGGCAGCGCAGCAGCGCAACGACCTGCGAGGGTTTGCAGCGACTGGCACTGGCAAAACCAATCGCCGCAATGTTCAGTGCTTGCCTCCCAATGTCAAATGTGGTGGGCGCTGCATCCCTCCGAACTGGGATTGCCGTCTCAAAGGGCAGGGCACCAATTCAGAACTCCGTGTTCACAGCTTTGACCCTCTGAAGGGTGCCGCCTCTGTCCAACGCGGCCTGACCGAAGTTCGTCGTGGTGTGTTGCAGGGCAATCCAGCCCGAGTTCAGCGAGGCCGTGGCGCCATCGAGCGCGGTGTCGTAAAGCTCGTGCCCGGCAACAATCTGGAGCAGAAAAAACAGTTGCGCCAAAACCTGGAAAAGCATGGTGCTGCGATTGGCGCTGTGCTCGGTGTCGCAAGCCTTGGCTACGCCTTCCGAAAAGGCATCAACAACCCCACGTTCCTGCGCACCACGTTTGGCCGAAACGTCAAAACCGCCATTGACGATGGCGTCGAGCGCGTTTTGGGCGCCGTTCCCATCCTCGGTCCTCGCCGCCAAGCAGTTCAAGCTGCGGCCTCGGGTTTCCGCGATCAAAACGCCTTCCAGATTGCGCGTTCCACCAACTGGGGACCGACTTCTCAGGTCGAGCGGCTTCGAGATCTCAACCCCGCAGGGCTGGCGGATACACCCCTGACCTCAACGCACCGCAATGCCCACAGCGCCCTTTCGAGCGCGCTCAACACCGTCAACAACAGCCCTTCCAATAACCACGCTGAGTGGGCAGCACGACATCGCGCTGCTTTCTGGAATGCCAATGTCGGCCGGAACAAGGAAAACGTCTTCGCTGAAGCCTCAGCTCAGAGCTTTCTCCAGCGTCAGTTCAGTTTTTCGACTGCCGATGCCAAGGACACGTCCTCGATCAAAAGGGCGCTAACGAATTACTTCACCGAGGAGAAGCAGAGCCTGACCGCTCTGGCCAAACAACAGGGCTTCGGGATTGGTAAAAAGGCCCTGACCGATGACGAAATCACTGATTTCACAACGCGCCTGGCTCGGGCAGGTGGCTATGGCACTCAAATGACCGAGGACGTGCAGAAACACCTGAGCGCCGTCATGAAAAGTACGCCCAAGGGCACCACTGATCGGCTCTACAGCGCCTCCGTCAAAGGCTTTGACTCCTATTACAAGGAGCTTGGAAGTATTTTCTCCAACAGTGCTGGTGCTCCCACCATCACCAAAGAGCAGCGAGCTGCTGGGCTTAGTGAGCTGATCAAAACTGCCGATACCGTTCGTGGACGCTACCTCTCCAATCAACTGGGCCTCGGCGCCCGCATCGCTGGCGAGGGGCATAGCGAACTGATCAGCAGCGCTTTCTACGCCACCCGTGTTGTCGGCACGCGGGGCAGCACCTACTCCGTAACCGACCGCCTCGCAACTCAGGCGGCCACTGAGTTGACTGGACGCCGCATCGGTCCTGCCGAAGCGTTCGAGGTGCTCCGCACCGAGTTCGGCTTCACCGGCATTCGTCGTGCTCGGGGCAGCAGCGCAGGGCGCAATCGTGGACGTCGTTGAGCGCTACAACCAGGCCCTGCGCACAGCCGAGGACGGCACGCTGCGCCTGCTCAACCGCGTCCTCGACACCAGCTTCAACAACCTCGTCCGCCGCGCTTGCATCCACATGCGTACCGGAGCCGCTGACCCCACGCAGCGCAACCTGGCCCTTCTCCAAGAGTTCCGGCAACTGGTCCCGGCCTACCGCCCCGACCGCGTCGACGCCTACGACCGGATCTTCCGCAACCTTGTCCAAACAGCGAGCCGCTACGGCCTGACCGTCGCCGACGAGCTCACCGGCCTGGTGCAAACCGGCCCCCGCGTCGACGCAACCATCCCCATCGAAGCCGCCTTCGCCTCCGCCGCCCAGGCCCGGGGCTTCCTACGCAAACACGGTGAGACCTTCGCCAGCAGCGCTGCCGAGATCGTCACCCAGGGCATCGTCGAAGGCCGCGCTACCGACGCCATCGTCCACGACATGCGCTCTCGCCTCGGCGTTGTGAAATCCCGCGCCGACGTCATCGTCCGCACCGAAAGCCTGCGGGCCTACAACGACGCCTCCAACACGTACTACGCCGCCCAGGGCATCGATCTGGTGATGTACTACGCCACGGCGGATGACCGCAGCTGCGCCTATTGCGCCCCGAGAGCGGGCCAGATCTATCGCCGCCCAGAGATCCGCGTCCCCCTGCACCCGCGCTGCCGCTGTTACCTCGCCCCTTGGACAAACGAGGCCGACAGCCTCGACCCGGACTACGCAGCTATGCAGAAATCGCATCAGCGCGATGTAGCCCGTGCTTTGGAAGCAACGCGCATCGAGCCTGTTGCCCTGAACAAGGCCGCCGTCTTCGAGCAGATCGCGCCGGTTCCGCTCTAACGGCCCTCCATAGCCTGGCTTATACAGCCTGGGCGGACGCGCCCTGCTCGCTATGCCTGCCACCAAGAAGTCCGCCGCCTACGAAAAGGGTCTGCGCGAAGGCCGCGCCGACAAGAGCAAGCCCTCCATCGAGATCGAAATCAACCCCGAGGGCGAAGAGGAAGAGGAGATGGGCACCGAAGAGATGGACGGCGCCAAGCCTCACTCCCGCAAGCGCAGTGCCAAAGGCGCGAAGAACACCAAAGCCCCGATGGATGCCGAGTGCGGATGCATGGGCAAGGGCCGTAAGGGCAAAGCCTCCTGCGACGGCAGCTGCGGCAAGTCCATGAAGGACGGCAGCTACGCCAAAAAGATGGACTGCAACGATGCCCTGAGCCCGCAGGAGTACCTCGCGGCCTGCGATCTTGGCATCCAGCACCGCTCCCGCGCCTACATCCGTTCTCGGCTCGACGCCGCTGAGCGCCTGGACCTCAAGTGCGGTGCCGGCTCGATCTCCGAGGGCGAAAAATGCACCAAGGGCACGGCGCAGAAAGCTCAAGCACCTCAAGGTAAAGGTGGCCGCGTCCGTGGCGCGCTTGAGAATGCAGCAATCATCGCCGGCGGTGCTGGCACTGCATTCAGCTACGGACAAGTGGCAGTCAATGCACTGCGTGGGAACTTTGCCGGGGCCTCTAAAGCCCTGCAACGCGAAGGTGCATTTGCGTCTTTAGCCGGTGCGGGTATTGCGGCAAAAGGAGCACGAACCAAAAACAAGGTGCTTCAACAAGAAGGACTGAAGACAATCGGAGCTGGAGCAACAGCTATAGGAGCCGGTCATCTGCTTGGGGGTGGCTACACCAAAGGACTCAGCGTCCCTAAACCATCGACCGCAGGACTTAAACGGGGAGTCTCAAATTTGGTAGGTCGCGCCGCCGCTGCCAAGAGCAACGTCACCTATCGCACAGCCAAATCACAGTTCGAGCGGATGTACAACCGCCCCGGCCGCCGCGACTCGGTCTACGCCGCCGGCTTCTCCCCCGAGCTCGACCAACTCGCCATCTGAGCCATGGCCCTGACTCCGGCCACCGTCCGCATCGACGCCTGCTGGAAGGGCTACGTCCAGGTCGGGATGAAGCGCAAGGGCAAGCGTGAGGTGCCCAACTGCGTTCCCGCCTCCTCGGGCGTAGCCAAGCCCCGCGCTCAGAAGGACACCGAGGACGACAAGAAGTACACCAAGGTCGTCACCAACCCCGAGACCGGCCGCAAGAACAAGGTCCGCTATGGCGCCAAGGGCTACCGCATCGCTCCTGGCACTGACAAAGGCGACCGCTACTGCGCCCGCAGCTTCGGTGACATGAAATCCGAGGGCTACGACTGCTCCGGCGCTGAGAAGAACACCCCGCTCTGCTTGTCCCGGGCGAAGTGGAAGTGCTCCGGCAAGACCAGCCGCCGCGATGCCGATGGCCAAGCCTGCGGCCAGGGCCACATCGCCCGAGGCAAGACCTGCCACAAACGCGGCGCCTTCCCCACCGGTAAAGCCATCGCCGCTGGCCTGACCGCCGGTGCCGTTGCAGCCTTGACCTTCAAGGGCAGTCGCAAGGCGATCCTTGGTAGCCCCGCTGCACTTCGCCGCACAGCGCAACGCGCCGTCACCGAGGCCGTCCACAAAGCCACCGCCCCCGACCCCTCGATGCGCCTGACCCCCAAGGCGTTCAACGAGGCCAAGAAAGCTCTCAAGAACACCGGCATCCCCGGTGGCATCCGCCGGCACAACCTGACCCTTGAAGCGCTCCGCCGCAAACACGAGCCCGGCTACCGCAAGCCTCGCTTCCCTGATCGGCGCGACAACTACATCCACCAGTACGCCACGACCTACATCGATCCCGCCCGCCAACGCCCATTCGGAACACCGCTGGGCTGACCTCCACACAATGAGCTCAGTTCCCCGAGCTCGTGTGCAGGACAGCGACGTGAAACCGGCCCGACCACCCGAGCACGCCTACACCCGCATCTGGTTCTGGAACCTCGCCGGGGCCCAAACCCTGCTCTGCCCCGTCCACGAGGCCGCTGACATCCGCCAACGCCTCCTCTCCGAGGGCGCCATCGTTTGGCACACCGAGGTCTACAACGCCTAGATCCCCTCGATCAATTTGTGGAGCGAAATGCCATAAAGCTCGCTTAAAACGAACAGCTTTGTAAGTGAGATCTCAACTTCTCCCTTTTCCAAGCGGCTATAGGCAGCTTGACTGACACAAAGCGCTTCTGCAGCCTGCATCTGTGTCAGTCCAGCATGCACCCTTAAGCCTTTAATGCGACGACACATCGCCAACTGCCTGTGGATGGCCACAGAGATCTACTCGCTCACCGTTTAAGGCTACTCATTACAAACAGGACCCGTAATGTGGTCCCATGGAAACATCTGTTTCTCGCTACGACTTCGCACCCATTACGGGAAGCGAAACCACCGAGGAGGGTTACCTCCGCGTTTGGTGTCGTGCAGCGCGCACGGGCACGCAGCTCTATCGGCGTGCAGATGGATCCCAAGTCCGGGAATATCGCCCCCCTGAGGAGGTGAGCAGCCCTGACTCGCTCTCCACGTTCGGCATGAAACCCGCAACGTGGGGTCACCCGCCCGTTCTTCTCGACGCCGCGAACACCAAGCAGTACCAAATCGGCTACTCCGGTAGCCAAGTCCGGTACAACGACGGTTTCGTGGAGGTCGCCCTCGTCGTCACCGACCAGGACGCCATCGAAAAGATCAAGCGCAAAGACGCCACCGAGGTGTCTGCTGGCTACAAGGTCGATTTCGACCCCACCCCCGGTCTCACCCCCGAGGGCGAGGAGTACGCCGGCATCCAGCGCAACATCCGGGTGAACCACATCGCCATCGTCCCCCGCGGCCGGGCTGGCCCGGAGGTACGTCTCCTTCTGGATCGCATGGATGCGGCTGACGCCGTGGCCTTCGACTCAGATCTGGCCCGAATTCCCGGGTCGGCGCTCCAGCCCTGTACACATGAATCTCCCGTTATGGCCACCGTCAAACTTGACGGCCTGGAGATCGATCTGCCCGCAGAAGCAGCAACGGCGGTCCAGTCCTTCGCACGGGACATGGAGCGCCAACTCAAAGCTGTTACTGCCGAGCGCGACGAGCTGAACTCCAAGCTCGACTCGCTCCAGGGCGACCTCGACTCCATCGCCTACGAAAAAGAAGCCGCCGAAGGCCGGGCCGACGCTCTCGAAGAGCGCATGGCTGAGCTGGAGAGCGGCTCTCCCCGCATCGACACCGCCGAGCTCGACCAACTCGTCGCCGCTCGTCTGTCGACCCTGCAAAAGCTGGCCCCCGCCTTCGCCGAGGACTTCAAGTTCGACGGCATCGACGACGCCAGCCTCTACACCCAAGCCTTCGAGAACCTCACCGGCAACGCGCCGCGTGAGGACGCTGAACCCGCCTACATCCAAGGCGTGGTGGACGGCATCCTTGCCGCCCGCTCCGACGAGGACGGCGAAGAAGGCGAGGGTGAAGAGGCAGAAGCCGGCGAAGAAGCTCCCGAGGCTGAAGGCGACGAGCCCGAAACCAAGGAAGACCGCGCCGACAGCACCGCTTCCCTCCGGGACGCCCTGAAAGGCGCCGGCCGTGGCACCGCCTCCCCGGTAGACACCTACCGCTCGCGGATGGCGGATGCCTGGAAGCGTCCCCTCACCGCCACCAAGTAAGGAGCACCTTCCATGGCCGTTACTTTCACCGCCACCACTGTCGCGAACCCCTCCGGGGCTCAAGGCAGCTACCCCCTCTCCCTGATCAAGGGTCACGAGGGCATGCTGGCTGACCTGCAGGCTTACGTCTGCCGCAGCTACCGCAACCAATCCGGCGCCGCCCTCCCCTACGGCGTTCTGGTTGCCACCGACAACACCCCCACCAGCAACGACCCCCTGGCCGTTGAGATCGCGACCGGCACCACCCTGATCCAGGGCATGGCCGTCAGCTCTCAGGTCCTCGAGGGCGCCAGCCTCGGCTCCAGCTACACCCCGGTACCCACCCCGGTGTACAGCGACGGCCGCTACGGCTACCCCGACAAAGAGACCGTAAACGTGGTCTCCAAAGGTGTTGTGTGGGTGTACTCCACCGCCGCCATCGCCCTCGGTGATGCCGTGCGTTTCTTCAAAGCTGACCACAGCGGCACCGTCGCCGGCGCCTTCCTGGGTCGCTTCACCCAAACCGCCGTTGCCAACAAGACCGTCGAGATCACCGCTGGTGCT